TCGACATCGGCGATCTTGGGGATCACGTCGCCGGCGCGGTAGACCTGAACCCGATCGCCCTCGCGGATATCGCGGCCCTCACGGATCTCCATGCCCCGGGAATCGCGCCCCCGGATGTAGTCCTCGTTGTGCAGCGTGGCGTTGGAGACGACCACGCCGCCCACGGTCACCGGCTTCAGCCGCGCCACGGGCGACAGCGCACCGGTGCGCCCCACCTGGATCTCGATCTTCTCCAGCGTGGTCCAGGCCAGTTCGGCCGGAAACTTGTGGGCCATCGCCCAGCGCGGCGTGGTCGAGCGCATGCCGAGCCGGCGCTGGAACGACAGGTCGTCGACCTTGTAGACCACACCGTCGATGTCATAGCCCAGATCGGCGCGCCTCGCCTCGATCTCTCGATAGGCGTCGAGCATCTTCTCGATGGTGTCGCAACGCCGGGTCAGCGGGTTGGTGCAGAAGCCAAGCGCCTGCAGCCGGGCGATGGCGTCGTATTGATGCGTCGCCAGCGGCGCCGACAGCTCGCCCCAGGCATAGGCGAAGAAGCGCAGCGGCCGCGACCGGGTGATCTCGGGGTCGAGCTGGCGCAGCGACCCGGCGGCAGCGTTGCGCGGGTTGGCGAAGGTCTTGGAGCCGCGCTCGGCATGACGGGCGTTGAGCGCCGCGAAGTCGGCATGGCTCATATAGACCTCGCCGCGCACCTCCAGCACGTCGGGCGCGCCGTCGAGCGTCTCGGGAATGTCGTCGATGGTGCGGGCATTGGCGGTCACGTCCTCGCCCACGGCGCCGTCGCCGCGGGTCGCGGCGCGGACCAGTCGGCCCGCCTCGTAGCGCAGCGACAGCGACAGCCCGTCGATCTTGGGCTCGGCGGTGAAATCGAGCGGCGCGTCCTCGGCCAGACCCAGGAACCTGCGGATCCGGGCCGCGAAATCGACCACTTCCTCGTCGGTGAAGGCGTTGGAGAGCGACAGCATCCGCACCGCGTGCGGCACCTTGCCGAACCCGTCGGCCGGGGCAGCGCCGACCTGATCGGAGGGGCTGTCCGCCCGCTTGAGCGACGGAAACCGGGCCTCGATCTCGGCGTTGCGGCGGCGCAGCGCGTCGTAATCCGCGTCGCTGATCCGCGGCGCATCCTCGGCGTGATAGGCGGTATTCGCCGCCCCGATATCGGCCGCGAGCCGTTCCAGCTCCTCCGCTGCCTGCGCCTCGGTGAGTGCCGCGACATCCGTCGCGCGCAGATCCTGTTCCGCCGTCAATGCCGTTCCCTCGGTCCTCGTCACGGGCCGATCCGCCCGCGCGGCCAACCTAGAAGCCCGGCGGGGGGGCGTCCAGAGAGCGGAGCGGCTCAGGCGCCGATGGCGAGCGGCGAGGCCGCGACGTTCGGCTCGGGATCGCGCAGCACGTAGCCCCGCCCCCAGACCGTCTCGATGTAATGCTCGCCGCCCGTGGCCTGCGCCAGCTTCTTGCGCAATTTGCAGATGAACACGTCGATGATCTTCAGCTCCGGCTCGTCCATGCCGCCATAGAGATGGTTGAGGATCGTCTAAAGCCTGTGTCATCTCAACGTGTTGAGTTGAACCACACCCCGTGAACAGGGCGTGACCAAATCGAGAAAGTTGAAATAGGGCAGCGGCAACCTCGCCAGCCCTTATCGAGCGTCGTGCCAGCCCCGGATGGCTGCGCACAGATCACTCATCGCGCGCCCAAAAGCCATGCCGATATCCAAGGCGGGGATGGGCTCCGAGAACAGCGGCTCCGTGGTCCCGTCCTCGATGAAGTGAAGCGCGCCTCGATCGGTTTGCTCGTCCCGGTCTAGCTTCCAAGTCCCCAGATACTCGCCATCCCGAGTGAGCACGTCGCCGCTGGATAACCCATCTGCGAGGCCGATCAGGTTTATCGGGTATGAAAGTTCCATCGGCTTCGGTCCCCCCGATTGCAAACCTATACGAGATTGCCTCGCGCGTGCGCAATAAAGTGACGCCGTCTCTGGACTTGGTATGTTCCGGAATGTAGTTCGGAATCAACGGAGCAGACTCCCCAGTATGCTCCGTTGATTCGACGAAATGGCGTCACAGCGCCACCCCGCTCTCGATCGCGTTTTGCCCACAATAACGGGAAGACGTCAAGGGCTGGCCGCTGCGACGCAGAGTAATGGATGCTCCATGACTGCTGAGACCAGCAAACACGCCGACAAGATCGCTGCCCTGCGCGCGACCCCTCTGTACTCCAGCGAAGACGAGCCCGTCGTGGCGCCCGTCGAGTTGGTGGAGTACCGCGACCCGGGCACCATAGACCCGATCGCTTTTCGCTTAGACCCGGGCACTGAGACGATTTGGGCGACACAAGCGCAGATGGCCCAGCTCTTCGAGACAGACGTTTCGGGTATCTCGCGCCATCTACGCAACATATTCGACGACGGAGAGCTCGACCCGGCGAGCAATTTGCAGAAAGTGCAAATTGCTGGCGCCTCAAAGCCGACCACGTTCTACAGCCTCGATGCGGCCATATCGGTCGGCTACCGCGTCAACTCTAAGGCTGCCACGCGTTTCCGTCAGTGGGCAACTGGAACGCTGAAGACCTTCATCGAGCAGGGCTACGTTCTTAACGAGCGCGTCCTGCGAGAACAACCTGAACGACTAAACGAGCTCGCGGCCAAGCTCCGGGCCCTTCGCTCTGAAGAGAAGCAGATCTATGCCAAGGTCCGCGAGTGCTTCAAGGTAAGCGCATCCGACTACGATCCCTCTGATCGACAAGTCAGGACCTTCTATGCGCTGCTGCAGGACAAGTTCCTGCATGCAGTCACCAGCCTGACCGCGTCGAAGATCGTGCTCGACCGAGCCAATCACAAAGAACCGAACATGGGCGTTCAGATCTTTGCGGGGAAGCTGCCCACCCTGGCGGAAGCCAAGGTCGGAAAGAACTACCTCAGCAGCGAGGAGCTCTATCGTTTGCATCTGCTCTCCGAGCAGTTCCTCCTCTATGCCGAGGCGCGCGCCCTGGCGGGTCAAAAGATGACCATGAAGTCGCTTCACCAGCAGCTCGACCGGCTTCTGACCTTGAACGAATACGAGGTCTTCGAGGGCTACAAGGACTACCTCAGAGACGAAGTCGAGCAGCACGCGCGCCAAGAGCTCACGCGCTTGAAGCAGCGGTTGAAGATCGAAGCGATGGGCTTGGAGTACGACGAAGACGCTCTGGCCTTCGGAGAATACGACGACCTCCTGCGAGATCAATAACCTACCCGCTGCCCGTCGGCGAGCTACGTCGGGCAGCTGCTAGGCCTTATCAGGCGTCCCCAAGGAAATTTTCAGAGGAGTCGAGCAAGACATGGTTGAAAAAGTTACCTGCGAGTGCGGCGCGGTGTATGAGAAAGGCAACATCAAGTTGCCGGTCCGGGATAAGGACTCGTACGATTGCGAGGTCTGCGGCCGAGAGTTGGATCGCTGGAATGCCTCCAATATCCCAACATTCAAGCTGGTCGAACGTCCTAGCTCCTAGGTTGGGGAACTGATCCACAAAGGGTATGAGCCGAACACGGCCACGGAGTACGTAATGGTACGAGTGAAGGTAGAAGTCGAAGAAACGACGGTTCAGGGCGACTTCACTGAGGTCGATGGGCTCGTAGTGACCTGTGACAAATACGGGTATCAGATCGAAGTGGGCGGCATAGGCAATGCTTCTGCAAAGGCGGCGGGAGCTAAGCTCAGAATGGACTGTCCCCAAGGAGAGACCAATTTCTATGAGGTCGAAGAGGCGATGACCTCCTATGTCGATCCGGATCTTTAATGAAAGCCATACCCTTTAGCGCGAAGACACCCGCCAGATCTTTCTGGCGGGTGTCTTTTCGGGAGGTGCAACATGGCGAACATCGACAGCGATCAGGAGCGAGAACATACACTGGTTTCAGCCGCAGCCCCCGCGGATCTAAGCGATCCCGCAGATCCGCTACGATATCTACCTTAGCAAGAAGTTGCATGGCGGGAGATGAAGTCCCTCCGGGCCTACCAAATCAGCACTTAACCAACTGAAAACAAAAGACCTATGCACCCCACGCGGGGTATTTTCTGGGTCATTTGGAATCAATGAGTTGATCGGCGGACTACCCCACGATTTTGGGGCGAAATCCGCCTGCGCCGAGGGTGCAAGGCCGAAGCTCGTGCTTGAAGGCCGGGCGGCCGGCGACTCAGGAAACTGCCGAGAGAGCTTTCCCGTGGCGATCCCACGAGGACTGCATTTAGCCAGCCGGGACAGCGCCTTATCCTGTAAAACAGCCGCCGCGCCGCCCTATGCGAGTCAATGGGTTGCGCGGCAGCCTGTAAACACTTTCGGGCCGCTGATGCGCCCTCTTCACCCCCTCGGGAGATGCCATTGATGAGGGCCAGTGGATTAGCGGCCGCCGCACTTCGGGCAGTTAGCCCGCTTCGTGATGTGCGTCCTCTCCCAGATCCATTCGTGGCGACAGAATAGGAATCGCAGGAACCTTCGCATCGTCGCCCGCTCCTCTTATTGTGGCGGTTAGACGGTTGCCGTTGCGTCTCCGACCCCCGACGCAACCTGCGTCCACGACGCATGTGCCGGGTCGTTGATCGCCGCCGGGTTAAAGCTGCGGAATACCTTCCAGTTCTTGATGTTCCGCCCGGTTTCACCGACCGAGGCTAGCTCCAACGTCTTGAGCTGATGCGGGGCCTCGATCATCACGTTCAAGGGGTAGGTATTCGCCACGTTCGCCATATAGGCAGACGCCGACCCGCCCGCCGCGCTGAAATACAGGTCGAACCGCTCGGATGCGCCGCCCAGGTCGAGCATGTTGGCATAGGCATAGCGCACCGGCTCGACGCCCCCCCATATTTTCTTGACCTTAACATAGGTGCCGGTCGTGCCGCCCGTGCCGTCGGTGCCGTCGCTGTCCGCGAACTCGACGCGGTAGAACACGCCCTCTCGGACCTTCGGGAACAGGTTGAACGCCAAAGCTGCCGTCGAGTATTCCTGACGGATCATCTGCCAGGAATGATGCGCCGGATCGGCGGCGGCGTCGGGGTCGGTCGAGCGGTATAGCTCGAACGCCCGGATACCCTTCCCCAGCCCCCGAGATACGGTCGTGATCGCCGATGGCAACTGATCCGCCGAGATCAGGATCTCGAAGGGATAATCGCTGATCCTGTTCTTATAGCCCGTGTAGGCGGCGCTGTAGCTGCCGAACAGGCCGTTGATTGCCACGTTCGGGTCAGCCGAATACGCGGATGTGTCCTTGTGATACGGCGAAAGCTTGATGTTCTGGATCTCGCACAGGCTGGAGCCGGTGTTGAGAACGCGGATCTTGTAGAACTCGGTCCCGGTCGGAATGAACTCGCTGCGGAACTCGGCCTTTCGGATCTCGTCGCGCAGGACGGCGGCGGCATAGAGCCGCTTGCCAGCCGTTGTGTCGTAGTCGGGGTGGACGCCATCGGGAATCAGGTCGGCCACGTTGGACATGTTCACCGCGCGGCGGATCTGGTCATGCGCGTTTGCATAGGGGATCTGCCAGTTGAGCGCGGCGTTGCTTTCCAGAGCGCCGTTCCATTGCCGGATACGCTCGTCGGTGCGCTTGCGGCCTAGGTTGGCGAATTGGTCCTTCCAGAAGGTTGGCCAAATGCTGATGATGGACGACCATTTGTAGCCGGTTGCAGCCTTGAAGGCGTTGATGATCGTCGTGACGTTAGTGACATAGGCCGAGAGGCTGGTGGCTCCCCGGCTGTCGTTGTAGCGCGCGTCGTTGACGCCGATGGCGAGGATGTAACCTGCGGCTTGGTGCGCCGTGATGGTCGAAAGGCGGTTGATCACGTCAAGCGTGGTGTTGCCGCCGATCCCTTCGTTGACGAAGGTGATGCCGGGGAACGCCTCGGCCAGATAGGTGACATAGCCGATGCCGTTGCCGGTGCCAGCCTTGGCCTGCTCGGTGATGCTGTCCCCGACAACCACAACCTTTTGGCGGAGGCGGTTCGCGCGCGACAGCATCCGCAGGAACGCGCCGCGGCCGCCGACACTTTTCCATGCCGCCTCTTGGACGGTGTCCAGCGCCAGAAGCTTGACCCCGCCAGCCGTCGTGAAGTCCTGCCCCGTTGCGACCTCCTTGAAGAGCCCGTCCGCGCTATCCCAGATCGCATTGATCCCACGCGATGGCTCCAAGGATGCCTGAACCTCAGCCGCATCGGCGTATTTGCGGGGAACGATTTTCGAGTAGTCCCCGCGGAACCAGTTGGTCGCATAGACAGAAGTGCTGGGGTTGACCTTAAGCGGGATCAGCCAGTCCCCAATCGCGAAAGCCTGGCCGTCGACGGTGCCCGCCGCGCTTGCCACGTAATACGTCCCAATAGCGGCGCCAGCCGGGAACGAACCAGACGCGGGCGACCAATTACCCGCGGGGGTCAACCCCGTCGAAATCGCCGCGATCTCGCTACGCAGTGAGTCGCCGAGCGCGTTGCGCGCGGCAGCTTCAAGGGCATCATCTGCCTCGATCTTTGCGAAAAGAGTGTCGTCTGCGGCTTCGATCTTTGCGAACAGAGCTGCGTCGTCAGCTTCAATTTTCTCGTACAGCACCTCGCTAACCGTATCGACCATTGCCTCGGCATTGGCGCGGCTGGACACGACGGGGTTATTCCCGCTCGTCTGGAGCGAGGCTTTGGGTGCGGGCATTGGTGCCTCCGAGGATGATGGGGGAGCGGTGGTGCCGACCCGGCTCAGCGCCGGGCCGTGGGGTCAGGACTGCGTAGGGCAAGGCCCAAGACAGCGATCGAGCGAGAGGACGCGGGCGGGCATCAGCCGCGGCCCCCGCCGATCTTCGCAGTCGCGCGGATCCGCCCGATGATCGCCAGGATGCCGCCCATGCCCGAGGCGATCTCCGCCGCATGCTGACCTAGCGAGACCTGATCGGCGGGTGAGACAGCCACGCCCCAGATAATCTGCACCAAGGCTGCGACGACGGCGGCGAGGCCGCCCCAGATGGTCAGGGACTGCAGGGCGGATTTGTAGTTGGTCATGGTCAGGCTCCTTTCTGAGCGGGGTAGAAATCGGGGAGGTCGACGGTCTGCCCGGCGAGCGGATGGGTGCAGTCGTTGAGGAACTGGATCCGGCCCTCGCGGACGAAGCTGTGGCATGTGGAGAGGTTCACCCCCGGCCAACCCGGGTCGGGCATCATCACCAGCACCGAGGGCGCGAAGGTCGGCGCGTCGCCGTCGCCGTTCCAGTCCCATCGCGGGCGACCCTCACCCTCGACGCGCACCTGGTGCATGGTCCCGCAGCCGGGGCACATGAAGCCGACCCGGCCGCCCTGCAGGCCACGGAGTTTGCTGCCGAGCTGCATGGTCAGGCGCCCTTCTGGGCGAGGTGCGCCGAGGTCAGCGCGTGGATATGCGCGATGAAGGCTGCGTCGTCCTGCACATTGACGGTGACGGTCGGCCCGGTCGGGCGCCGCATGCGCGCCAGCAGCTCGGCGCCGGTAATCGTCTTCAGGACGCCGCGCAGCTTTCCGCGCTCGTCGACCCGCCAAATCGCGATCTCGTCGCCGTTGTGGTCGTAGTCGCCTGTGTCGAAGAGCCGCTTCTCGGCCGTGCGCCGCTTGCGGATTTCCGGCGGCCGGAGCCAGCCGAAGAAGTGCTCGGAGGCCTTCGGGTCGCCGGCGTTGATCTGCCGGGTCAGAATCGCACGGTAGATGCCGCCGGTGTTCAGGTCGAACGAGACGAGCGCGTCGAACTGGTGCTGCGTGAGCGGCACCTTGATCGCCTCGTTCACCCGCGCCTCGTAGGTCTCGACATCCTTGCGGAAAACCTCAATCGCGCGGTCGATCGCGCCGTCGAGATCGGCCGGCATGCCGCGCGGCAGGTCGGCTGGGTCGATGCCGCCCGCGTTTTTCGTGTGGCCGATGCCGTAGGTCAGGACGCCCACGCTATCGAAATAGGGCGCGGGCACGATGCCCTCATGCTCGGGGATCTCGAGCAGGCCGCGGTCGCTAAGTTTCATGGCGATCTCCCATGCGGAAAGAGCCCGCTCGCGGGCCGTTGATCAGTGGATTTGTGGATGGTCAGCGCGGGCGCCGTACCTCGGCGCGGATCTCGATCAGCAGATCCCGCAGCGGCACCAGGTCGTCGCGGGTGTGCCGGTGCTCGTCGCAGATCAGCGCGCGCGTTTCCTTGTGCTCGAGGCGCACTTCCTGCCGAGCGGTGCGCACCTCGCCCTTCACGCCGACGAACTCCTCGTCGATGTGCTCGGTGCTCAGCTGCTCCGGCTCGTTGCCTTGCCGCGCCGCCTTCGCGCCCCGCATGTTCGTCCAGATGGCTGCGAGCGCAGTGCCGATCATCACGCCGAGGATCGTGGCGGTTTCCTTATCGAGCCCGGCCAGCATCGGCGCCCGCTCGGTAAGAGGAAAAGAGGTCGAACAGGGCGAGGACGGCATAGGTCGTGCCAGTGTTCCAGGCATCCGCGATGCCGGTGAGCTTCGGGAAACTGAAGGACGCGAGGAGCGATGCGAAGAACACCGCCCCGATCACCGCGCCCACCCCGCGCAGCAGCGGTGTCCGCCGCCAGTTGCCGTTGATGTAGAGCGCTGCGATACGCATCAGGGCCACGGCGACAACAGGCGCGCCGAGGGCGTTATCGTCCAGCCCGAGCGATCTGAAGGCGGCGTAGCTTGAGGAGACGGCCATCGTCTCGCCCGGCAGCAGCAGCGTCAGGCCGAAGTCGAGCATCACAAGGCTTGTCACCCATTCGGCCGCCCTGCCCTGTTCGTGGATCAGCGCCACCAAGTTCTGCGGCAGCAGGCGTCGAAGCAGGATCTCTCTGCGGGTCATGCGGTCTCCGGTCATGCGGTGGTGAAGGCCTGCGGCGACGTGAAGTCGGAGGCCGAGGAATAGTCGCCGCGCGTCCGGGCGAAGTAGTAGCGGGTCTGGCCGCTCGCGAGACCGCTGTCGGTAGCGCGGCGGGTCGAACCGGGCGAGGCGTAGACGATGCCGCGCATCGAAACCGCGTTGACCGGGTCGGCGTTCGGCCCGGCAAATATCTCGATCCCGATCGCGTCGGGGTCGTTCGGCAGGTCATAGGTGACCTGCACCTTGCCGGGCTCGATCTCGACCGCGCTGATAAAGGTCGGCAGATCGAGGGTGACCCCGACCACCGGCGAGACGCCTGCGATTTCAACCCAGTCGGACCGGCCCGCCTGCCCCACTGCGCGCACCCGGATGTCGTAGGCCTCGCCGGTCGCCAGCGGTCGCGTGAATGCGAATACCTTTCCCGCACCGTCGCGGACGTCGCTGTCGATTTGCCCGCCCTCGCGCCAGCGGTCACCGGTCGGTCGGTACTCCCACTCGTAGGACGAGACACCCCGGCTCGGGCTTGGATCGAAGTCGAAACGGATGCGCGGGATCGTGGTCTTGCCGGTATAGAGGTTCACCGCGTCGCCGGTCAGCGCCGTGATCGCCCCCGGCGGCTGCATACCTTTCCGGGTGCCATCATAGGGCTCCTCGATGACCTCCTCCTCATCGGCGGGCGACCATGCGTAGATCGAGGCGTCGGTCTTCACCAGCGCAGCGGGCATGCGTAGCGCAAGGCCTTGCTCGCCCATCGGATCGGCGCCGGGATGGATGCTTTCGATCTCGTAGGTGCCGCCGAGCACATTGTAGGGCGCAGGCAGCGACAGGCTGACCGTCGCGCCGGCCACGAGGTTGAACCCCTCGGGCGGCAGTTCCCCGCCTTCGATCCGCTCTTGGCGGCGCATGCGGAGGCCGACGATCTTGCGGACCCGCATAGCCTGCGTGGGCGACGGGCAGAAGCTCAGCTCTACCGTCATCGGGGCCGGCAAGCCGCCATCGGCCGCGAGCGCGCCGGGGATCGACCAGGGCTTCAGATCGGCGGTTTCATAGCCGCGCTCGGGGTTGAGATACGAGACGCGCAGCTCGTTCACGAGATCGCTGCCCGGCAGCATGTCCGGCGCCGTGAAGCCGTCGCCCATCAGGTAGTCCAGCGACACCGTCGGCGCCTGCCACGCGCCCGGCTTGATCCCGAGCTGACCGCCGATGCGGATCAGATCGGCCGCGCCGGACAACACCAGCGGCGTGATCTGGTCCTCGATCTCGCCATCGGCGAAGGTCAGCGTCCCGGCCACCCGGTATCGTGCCTCGGCGCCGCCGGAGGCGAGCGATACGGCCTCATCGGCGACATCCGCCGCCTCCTTCCATGAGGACAGGTGCAGCGTCGCGTCGGTATAGGCCCGGATCGGGTTCTGTCGCAGCGCGTCGAGCGCGCATAGCGCGTGATTGTCGGACCATTTCCATGTCGCCGGGTCGGCCGCGTTCTGCGAACCGTCCCTCGGATCCCAGACCTTCGACCACCGGCCCTCGACTTCGACCAGCGGCGGATAAGCCGGCCACCGCTCTTGGCGCTGGCCCGGGCCTCCAGCGTGCAGCCGCATCCAGATGACGGTGCGGCCCTTCCAGGCGTCGCTCGCCTTCCACAGATCCTCGTCGCCGCCGGTCGCATAGGGGGCATCGTCGAGATACTGCTGCGGCGGGCTGGTCTGCTCACCGCGGCCAATCCAGAACCGAACGATGTTGGTCGTGCCGTCCTTCCCGAAGAAGGGATAGGTCGTACCATTCGCGCCGTTGCCGGCAAAATCAAAGGGGTCGCCGGTGAACGCGACGGCGCGCTTGTCGAGGAACAGCTTCGGCGAACCGAGGGCCGAGGGCCGCGAGTTCAATATCCAGCAGCCCCAGATGTAGTTGCCCCGCACCGGCAGGCCGACGGGCGTCCCGGTCGCGCGGGTCTCGCCGTAGACGAAGCGATAGGCGGGCGCGGTGTCGGGCAGCGACAGCCGACGCGCGGTATCTTGGGCCTTTGGCTGCTTCGACAGCAGGGCATTCGATGCCACGGAAAGGAGCATCGACG